TGCCGCGCTGACTGGCACAAACACAATCTTCTATCGGTCTGCCAGCAATGTTTGGTCGCCGGTTGTTGTCTCAACCGGGCTTTCGTTCAGCGGCGGTAATCTGACCAATACGGTTAGCACGGCGGGCTTGGCACCACTCGCCAGCCCGGTATTCACCGGCGATCCGCAGGCGCCGACGCCGGCCACGGCTGACAGCGATACTTCGATCGCCACGACTGCATTTGTCAAAGCACAAGGTTATGTCACCGGCGGCCCATTCCAAGCACAAGATGCCACGCTTACCGCGCTTGCTGCCTACAACACCAACGGTCTGCTGACGCAGACGGCGGCCGACACCTTCACCGGCCGCACCATCACCGGCCCGGCGGCCGGCATCACGGTCAGCAACGGCAACGGCGTAGCTGGCAATCCGACGCTGGCGCTGGCCAATGATCTGGCGGCGCTGGAAGCGCTCGCCGGCACCAACACGATCTACTATCGCAACGGCGTCGACAGTTGGGCCGCTGTCAACGTTTCAACCGGGCTATCGTTTTCGGGCGGCAATCTAACCGCCACCGGCAGCGGCGGCAATGTCAGCAATTCCGGTACGCCCACATCAGGGCAGTATGCCCGTTGGGTGACGGCAACCACGATCCAGGGTGTCGCGCCGGCGACAGTGTTGAGCGACATCGGCGCGGCGCCGATCGGCGCGGAATACGTCACGTCGACGGCTGACGCGACACTGACCAGCGAGCGCGTGCTCACCGACACTGCGACGGTGACATGGGACAGAACGACTGCAGGACAGATCAAGGCAAATGCGGTGGCTGGTGGCACCGCTACCCCCGTCCCGCCGCAAGGCCGGCTGACGCTGCAGACCGCCACACCGGTGATGGTCACGACGCAATCGGCAAAGACGACGATCTATTACACGCCATATGTTGGTGATCAGGTGCCGATCTATAACGGCACCACCATGACGCCAACAACGTTCACGGAATTGAGCGTTGCCACCACCGACACCACCAAAAGCCCCGCTGCCATCGGCGTATCAAAGGTCAACGATTGGTTCGTGTGGAATGATGCGGGCACGATCCGACTAGGACATGGCCCCGATTGGACCAGCGACACGGCGCGATCTGCCGGCACCGCGCTAACAATGGTCAACGGCATTCTGCTCAACAATGCCGCGATCACCAACGGGCCGGCGGCTTCGCGCGGCACCTATGTCGGCACCACGCGCAGCAATGCGTCGTCGCAACTCGATTGGATATTCGGGGGCGTCAATGCCGGCGGAACACCGGGATTTTTCGGTGTATGGAATGCCTATAATCGCATAGATGTGGCGTCGTTGACCAAGGACAGTACCGACTCGTGGACTTATGCCACCGCTGCCTGGCGGTCATCCAATGGTAGCGCCAACATGCGAGCGAGCTACGTGTGTGGGCTTGGCGAAGATACGTTTGGCGCCCGGTTCTATTGTCCGGTCAGCGGCACTGGCGGCGGCTCCATTGGAGTTGGGTTTGATACTGCTCTGAATTATTCAGGCACGACAAGTCAGGTGAACCAGGCAACATTTGCAACGTGTATCGGTGAAGCCATAGGTTTGGGTTTAGGTTTTCATTTCTTCCAGGCGCTTGAATATGCAGTGACCGGAGCAACAGCGACTACATTTTATGGCGACCAAGGCGTCGGCATCAATCAACAAAATGGCTTGTTCTTTTATGGAAGAATGTAAATGGACGCTGGGACACTGCACGACGCCATCGCTGAGGTCTGTCCGATCACCTCAGTCAGTATCGGAAAGGGCGACGATCGCGCGACATGGAGTTATCAGCCCGAAGCGTCAGCCACGCCGCAACAGATCGCGGCGGCCGACAATGTCATTGCTACGATCCCAATCAACCCGAAGACAACGCTTGCAAGCACCGAGTTCATCGGACGGTTCACCAATGCGGAATATCGCGCCGCAACAGCGACGACATGGCGGCAGACCGGCGGCAATGCGAAAAATTGGGATGTCGTGGCGTTCGACAGTTCGATCAACTTGAACAAGAAAAAATGCACGACGCTGAAAACATCGCTCGTGACTGACGGCATTCTGACGCAAGCGCGCGCAGACGAGATATTCAGTTAGGAACCCTCTCATGCCAAGCCCCGGTGAAGACATTCAGAGTTGGTCGGTAACGGCTGCAGATAATGGAACGGCCGATCCGTTGATCAATTGGGTCGAGGGGCAAACCCGCGCGTCGGTCAACAATTCCTCACGCTCGGAAATGGCCGCGCATGCCAAAGATCGCAATCTGAAAAACGGTTCGATTGTCACTACCGGCACTGCCAACGCGCAGGCATTTCTTTCCGGGCAGACCTACACGACCATTCCCCCCGGTCTGGTGGTCAAGCTTAAGGTCGGATCGGGCCTGACCAACACCAGTTCCGTCACCCTCAACATGGATGGCCTCGGCGACACGCTGGTCAAAACCTCGAACGGCAGCAATCTTCTGGGCGGGGAGCTGGTCAGCGGGTGCTACACCGATTTCATCTACGACGGGAGTAATTGGATTTTTCTCTATTCGCAGCAGTTCATTGATGACCAGTTACACGGCGGCGGCGGCGTCGTCATCGGGAAACAGATTTTCAGCACGCCAGGAACGATTTCATACGTTCCGACGCCGCAGACGGAATGTTGCATCATCGAATGCGTCGGCGCCGGCGGTGGCGGTGGTGTGGGATTTGGTGCAGCCGGCCTGTACATGATCGGTGCCGGCGGCGGAAGTGGTGGTTACAGCCGCACATTGGCAACGGCTGCACAGATCGGCGCCTCGCAAACCGTTACCATCGGCGCTGGTGGGGCTGGCGGCGTCCCGGGGGCATCCCCTTTCAACAATGGGCAACCTGGCGGCGATACCAGCGTCGGCGCGCTGTGCATCGCCAAGGGCGGGCTCGGTGGTGAATTCTCGGCCTCCATTCCCCAGCAAAATGGCTTGGGCGGCGCCGGGGGGCCTCCCGGTACTGGCGATGTGACTGCGGCTGGCGCTCCCGGCGATGGCGGGTTCTTTAATAGCCAAAATAATCAGATCGGTTGTCGTTCTGGCCTGGGCGGCTCCAGCATCATGGGCGGTGGCGCTCCTGGAACGAATGGCGGCAATGGATTTAATGCCAGCAACTATGGTTCCGGCGGGTCCGGCGGTTCATCGTATGATGGGGTGCCTTACAACGGCGGCGCTGGCACGTCTGGATTTGTCATCATCACCGAGTTTGCCGGCCGCGGCGCACCGGGGCGTGATGGTCCGCAAGGCCCGATCGGCCCACCTGGGCCGTCAGGATCAGGAACTGGTGACGTGCTGGTGTTTGGCACTCCGGTGGCTGGGCAAGTCGCCGTCTGGCAAGACACATCGCACATCACCGGAAGAACCTTTGCTTTTGTTCTTCCGAATTACCTCGGTGGCCTGACACTTGCGAACAACGGTGCATCGCCGTTGAGCAAGCTCGACATCGGGATCGGCGGCGCAGCGTCGGACGACAACGCCGCAATGATGAATTTTTCCACGGCGGGATTTAACAAGGACTGCACCGCGACCTGGACGGTGGGTTCTGGTGGCGGCGCCCGCGATGCCACCGGCTCGCCGGGGCTGACGGCCAGCACCTGGTATCATGTCTTTCTGATGATGCGGACGGATACTTTGGTGGTTGATGTGCTGGTGTCGATCAGCGCAACCGCACCGATCTTGCCGTCGCCCTATGACAAGAAACGGCGTATTGGTTCGTTCAAGACCAATGCAAGCGCAAACATCATTGCATTCTCTCAGCACGGGGATGAATTTTTATGGCGCGTGCCGATCGGCGAACTCAATAATGTTTCCGTATTTCCGTCTTTGACGACGGTACTTAGTGGCGTACCAACCGGGGTCAAGGTACGAGCGCGCTTGCGGGGAATAACAACCAACAATGCGGGAGCGTCCGGTCTAGTTATTGTTTCGCCGGATGAGAGTGGCAATACAGCGCTTGGCAGCCCGGCGGGGAACTTCGACGCGTATATCTCGAACACTAATTTAGTGCACGCTTTTAATGTCATCGTAAGAACCAACACGCTCGCTCAGATCATATCGATAACAAGCGGCGGCTCTACGGTCATGTCGCTTTCGTCCTACGGCTGGTTCGATGAGCGCGGGAAATAGCTTGCGGCTGATCCCGATCCCGATCACGCAGGAGTGCCTGACCGCCACCGCATCGCACTGGATGCCGTTTCTGCCATCGATTGCCAAGCGCTCCAAGCAGACCGTGCAGGAACTGATCCGTCAGGCCGTGCGCGGCGAGGTGCGTATGACCCTGGTGTGGGACGACACGACCAACAAGGCCCAAGCCCTGGTCGGGGTGAAGATGCACATGCGCGGGCCTGACCTGATTGCGGAAATCGTGTGGGCCACTGGCCGCGATCACAAGGCCTGGATCGACTTATTGCCTGAACTCGAAGCGATGCTCAAGCAGGCCGGGACGGTGGAATGCCGGCCGATCTGCCGGCCGGGGTGGAGTAAGGCGCTCAAGGCCAGAGGCTACAAGCTCACGCATTTACAGATGGAAAAGGTGCTCTGATGGGATCGAGCAGCAGTCAAACCCCAGTCACCCAGCAAACCACGCAGAACCGAGATCCATGGTCGGCGGCGCAGCCGGGCTTGATCGAGGCGATGGAGAACGCGCGGGGTTATTTCCAGAGTGATGTCGGTTATCAGCCTTTCACCGGCAACACCACGGCGCCGCTGGGGCCGGATACCCAAGCCGGAATGGGTGATATCCGAACTCTGGCTTCCTCTGAACCCTATGGCAGCACAGCACTGCAGAATGCGCGTGGCTTTACCGATGACTTGGTGAAGAACCAGGGATTGAACGCTGGGCTAACGACTGCGGCTGGGCAATTCGGCGATATCTATTCGCGTGCGCAGGGCAATGAAAATCCCTACCTGCAAGGCGTCATCAATCAGCAGATGGACCGGGCCAACTCCGCCATGAGCGGAAGCGGGCGCTATGGCTCCGGCGCGCACAGCGCGGCCATTGCGCAAGCCATCGCCCCCACTCTGGCGCAGGACTATCAGCAGAGACAGCAATTACAGATGCAGGCCACCGGCGCCATGGGCGATATCTATGGCCAAGGATTGCAGCGCGCGGGCCAGGCGGCACAACTCACGCCAGCTCTGGATGAAGCGCGGTTTGCCAATGCCGGCAAATTGCTGGGCCTCGGCGACATCCAACGCGGTTACGATCAAGCCCTTTTGGATCAGCAGTTGAAACTGTGGAACGCACAGCAGGCGCGGCCGTGGGAGCAACTGGCCCGGATGAATGCCATTCAAGGTCAGGCCGGCGGCCTTGGCGGCACCCAGGTCACGACCTCGCCCGGCGCCACTCAGCCCTCGACCATGCAGAAAATCCTCGGCGGCGGGCTGGCAGGGGCAGGCATCGGCAGTTCGTTCGGCGGGCCGGCGGGGGCCGGCATCGGCGCGCTCGGTGGCGGATTACTGGGTTTGATGTAGGTGAGCCATGGCAAACAGCCTGATGGACTTGTTCAGCGGCAGCCAGCAGCAGCCGCAAGACAATCTGCAGCAAGGTGGCGGCATCAGCGGCATGTCGAATTCCCTGGTCGGCCTGGGGATGGGATTGCTGCAGCCGTACAATCCATGGGCTGGGACCAATGCCTGGAGCAATGCCCTGCAAGGTTATCAGACCGGCGCGGCGCTCGATCAGCGTACCAAGCAGCAGCAGCAGCAGATGGCACATCAACTGCGGCAGGAGGCGTTTCAGCGCAGCCAGGCGGCGCAGGCGCAATCCAATTGGGAGAAGTCATATGCACGCGGTGACATGACGGAAGATATTAAAGAGTTCAACTTTGCCAAGAAGGAAGACCCGTCGCTGACATTCATGGATTGGATGAAGCGCAAAGCGCAATTCCAGAACAAATCGGCATTGAACCCGACCTATTATTACGATGCCGATGGCAAGTTGAGAATTGGCCAATTGGGTACCGGCGGCGGCATGGCACCGGTGGACTTGCCGCCGGGCGCCACGCTCGCTGATCCACAGCAATACCTCAATACCGGAACGGGATTTGTGGGTGTACCGAAACGCGCGCCAGCAGGCGGCGGGGCGGTTATACCGGGGGCTGGCACGGGCGATCTGACCTCGCCAGCGCCGATCTCCGGGGCACCGGCAACATCAGGCAATTTCATTCCGATCGATAAGCGTACCCCGGCACGCGAAACGGAATTGGGCAAGGGCGAGGCCAAGGCCATCACTCAGTTGCCGGCCATCGAGGCCAACACGAGCCGCACGCTGGCGCGGCTCGAAGAACTGGAAAAGCATCCAGGGCTTGATGCCGCCACCGGCTTTATCATGGGCAAGGTGCCCTTTGCTGTGACACCAGCCGCGCGCGATGCGACAGCCCGCATGCAGGAAATTCAGAGCGAAGCTTGGACCCAAGCCGTACAGGATTTGCGCGGAATGGGTGCGTTGTCGAATGCCGAGGGCAGCAGAATTGAGAACGCCCGCTCGCGCCTAGCGGCGAGGGACGTGAGCACTGGCGACTACAGGAAGGCCATCGCCGATCTGAAAGAAGTATTGCGAAGCGGCCTTAACAACGCGCGGATGATCGCGTCCGGCAAGATGCAACCCTACACCGATCAGGGCGGCGCGGCATCGCCGGCCCCGCAAGGCGCAGTCAAAACACAGAACTGGACGCGGGACGCCGATGGCAATCTGGTGCGGCAATGATCGTCAACCTTGACGGCGAGCAACACAATTTCCCTGACGATGCCAGCGAGGATGAAATTCGTTCGGCCTTGAGCGCGCTACCGAAGAAACCGCCTTCTTCCGCGCCGAATAGTCTGCAGGAAAGCAGTGCCATTGCGGGTGGATTTGTTCGCGGCATACCCATCGTTGGCCCGACGCTTGATACCGGCGCCAGGGTGGCTGCGGCAGGCATCCGCTCGATCCTTCCGGGCGGCGGTTCCTATGCTGACGAGCGCAAGGCCGTCGAGGATTACGCCAACCGGGCGGCGCAGGAAAATCCAAACCTTGCCATGGGTGGAGAATTGGCCGGTGGCGTGGCGGCGCTCGCGCCCGTAGGGGCGACCGCTTTGGGCGCCCGAGCGCTGGGTATCACCGGCTCGTTACCGGCCCGTCTGGCAGCGGGTGCGGCCTCCGGGGCGGGCATTTCAGCGGCCGATACGGCAGCCCGTGGCGGCAATTTGGAGGATATTCAAACTTCGGCCCAGTGGGGCGCTGGGCTCGGCGCGGCGACCCCGGCGATCTCGGCAGGGGTGCGCAAGGCCATCAGTCCGTTCCGCAACGCGGAGCCGACCAGGGCGGCGGCAGTAGCCACCCTGGAGCGCGAGATGGGGCAGCCGGTGACGGCGGGCCAAGCCACCGGCAGCCGGCCGCTGCAATGGATGGAGCAGCATTTAGGCGAGCTTGGCGGGGTCAATCCGGCCGAGCGCACGGCGGAACGCTTCACCAGCGCAGCATTGCGCCGAGCCGGAGAAAATGCCACCCGGGCAACCCCCGAGGTGATCGACCGTGCCTTTACCCGGATCGGGCAGCAGTTCGACAACTTGGCCGCCAACAATACCCTGCATCCTGACCCCGCCATGGGGGGACAAATCCGCAATGCCATTGCCGACTATGATCGGCTGGTGTCGCCACCCAGTCGAGTACCTGCGGTGCGGCAGTATGAGCAAGAAATTGCGCAGGCATTGGCAGCCAACAACAACACATTGCCGGGCAAAGTATATCAATCCTTGCGCTCGCGCATGGAGGGCGACGCCAGGGGGACTGGCGATCATACCCTGGCCACTGCGTTGCGTGGCATGCGCGGTGCGCTTGACGATGCCATGGAACGGCACCTGACGCGGATCGGATCGTCCGATGCCGGGGCGTGGCAACAGGCCCGCAATCAGTATCGCAACTTGCTGGTGCTCGATCGGGCGGCGACCAATCCCAACACCAAGCTAGGGCTGATCTCGCCGGCCACGCTGTTCTCCGCGACCAAGGCAGTGCAAGGGACCCGCAACCTAGCGCGTGGGCGCGGTGATTTTGCCGGTCTGGCCCAAGCCGGCTCCGATATCCTGCGTGAGTTGCCGTCGAGCGGCACGGCGCAGCGCGCATACTACAGCGCGCTTCCGGGTATTGTCGGCGGCGGTGTACTCGGTGGCGTTTATGGCGGTGGCGATCCGACCTCCATTCTGACCGGAGCAATCCTGCCACCACTAGCGGGCCGGGCGATCATGTCGCGACCGGGACAGGCTTACCTACGCAATCAATTGGCGACGGGACGGGGTGGACAAGCACTGCAAGGCGGCATCACGGGCGGATTGCTCGGTATGCTGCAGCAATAGGAGGTCGCCATGGTCGAGCGGATCATCTACGCGCTGATTTATTTGTGCGGCATCGCACTGTGCTTCTACCTGATCGTCTGGGTACTGGGGGCGCTCGGCATTCATCTGCCGGCGATGGTGGTGAATATCCTCATGGTGGTGCTGGTGCTGGTGGCGATCCTAATCCTGTGGCGGCTGTTCGCCGGATCGGGCATTCCGTGGTGGCCCAGCGGGCCATGAAGCCGCTTGAGCAGATGACCTTCGGCCAGCGCTTTGCCCTGACCGTGGTCATTTGTTTAACGATCCTATTTGCCTTGGCGCTGTTCGGCTATCTCACCGGCGGGTGGGATCAGGCCGAAGGCAAGGTGGAGGTGGGCTGTCTCAACGAAACTCAGAGGGAGCACATTCGCACGATCATGCTGAAGGCGGCTGACCGTGGACTGGAAGAGCAGATTGCGCACTTGTTCGACATATGGGTAAGGGATCCATCGACTGAACAGCCCAAGCGCGCGCAGGTTGGAGCTAATAACGCCGTCAACGCTCACATCCGCGCGAGCAAGGCCGCGTTGGCGTGGAACCCGCCGCCCTGCATAACGGAGAAATGACATGCCGCTAACCATAATCAACGGGCCGATAATTCAGGCGGGCGAGAGCTTGAGCGATGGTGTTGATTGCTCGGCTGGTGCGCTGGTCAAGATCACAATGCCGGGCAATTGGGTTGATGCCGTGTTGACGTTCCAGACCAGCAGTGACGGCATTATGTACAATGATATGTTCATGCCCAACGGCACTGAGCTGACCTACACCGTGATTGCCGGCACCGGCATTTTTGTCCCGCGGCTGACGACCGGTTTTCTCAAATTCCGTTCCGGCACCCGCGAACGCCCGGTGGTGCAACCGGAATTGCGCGAGTTCGCGGTGGCGCTCGACGTGCTCGGGACTGCGGGCGGCGTCGAGGTGCCGACCCTGTTCACGCTGCAGCATCGGTTCGGAGGCGGGGGGTGATCATGGAACGTTGCAGCGATGTTCCGCCCTGGCTGCTGGTGATGCGTGCGATCACCGGATTGACCGAGGCGAGCGGCGATGCCGACAATCCGAAAATTCTGGCAATGGCTGAGTACATCGGCTGCAAATTTCCAGAAATGGCGGACTACTGCGACGAGTATACTCACGACGATATTCCCTGGTGCGGATTGACCGTCGCGTTCTGCATGAGTGTGGCCGACATCCGCCCGCCATTCGGCGAGGAGGATACCGAGCGCTTTCTGTGGGCCTTGGCCTGGTCGGAGGACGACGGTTACGAACGATTGGCTGCGCCGGTCCCCGGTTGCATCGTGGTGATGGAACGAAGCGGTGGCGGTCACGTCACCTTGTTCGAGCGTATGGATGGTGACGATCTGGTCTGCCGCGGTGGCAATCAGAGTGATCGTGTGTGCGAGAGCACATATTCCCCCGATCAGATCGTAGCTTTGGTCTGGCCGGTTGATGGACCACGGCCACCGGAACCCTCCCCCTCGGAGCGGCGCGAGCTGTCGCGCGGTGATAGCGGGCCTGACGTGGTTGCGGTGCAGGAGTTGCTGTTGGGAGTGGCCTTTGCCGATGGTGATTTCGGCTCGCAGACCGATGCCGCGGTCAAGGGCCTTCAGATGGCGACGGGATTAGATGTCGACGGCGTGATCGGCCCGGATACCTGGAAGGAACTGGATCGATTGGAAGGGCGGCTGGACGACGGCACGCCCTACCTGGGCGAGGCGCTGGCCGAGGCGGTCATCGAACTGGCGGGGGATAGTGCAATCGCCACCTATTCTTGGCGTGATCGCGGCATGGCGCCGATCGGCTACACCCTTGGCATGGCGCTGACCTACGCCCTGGCGGTGACTTGGCTCAATGAGGACAACACCGCTATAGCCGTGATGGCGAAGGGCGAGCGCGACCAACCCGACACTGATGTTCTGAGCTACTACAAGCAAGAGCTCAAACGTGCCGGCATGGGTGATAACGAAGCGAGTGGGATTGATACCCTACGGCATCTGTTCGTCATTCTGATGGGACTGGGCCCGAGGGAAAGCTCGGGCAATCACTGGGAAGGCGTTGACCAGAGCGCGACCAACTATGAAAGCGACACTTGCGAGGCTGGACTGTTCCAGTCTAGTTGGAACCTCTCGACTTGCTCGGACGAAATCCAAAATCTGTACGATCACTTCTGGGACAATCCCGAGGGCTGGCTGAAGCAGTTCAATCTTGAGGTCGATTGCAATGCGTCAATGCTCTTGGTGCACGGTGACAGTGGTGACACTGGAGCGGCCTACCAATGGCTGGCCAAGCGGTGTCCACCGTTCTCGGTGCTGATGACAGCGGTGGGCTTGCGGCTCAGGCGGCAGCACTGGGGCCCAATCGGGCGCAAGGAGGTGGAGGTCACCCAGCAGGCGGACGACCTGTTCCAGCAGATCGAGAAACTGATCGCGGACGAGGGGGTGGCCTAGCGCAATTTCCCCTTCTCGGCCAGTCGGGCCAGGTGCTCGGCGTGCTTGCGCCGGACCCGGTTCGACTTGGCGATCAGCGGCCAATCCAATCGGGTTTTGGCGCGGTGACAGTCCAGACAAAGGCACTGGGCGTTGTCCAGGCTGTTGTCGTGGCTGATTTCCGTTGGCACGATGTGATCATAATGGAACGAACCGCGCAGCAACATACCGCATTTCTGGCAGCGGGTGTGGGCACGCTGCAGGGCGGTCCGCTTGGTGGTGCTGCTGAACTCAGCGCGCATCAGGGTTCCCCCGCGTCGTTTCGCGGGCTGTCCTTGTCGGGGTGACCATCAACGGACAGGGCGCACGCGCCGGAAATTCTCTCATAGTCGTCGGCGATTGCCAGCAGGATGTCGCGGCAATCCGGGCAGGACATTTCTGCGGCGATGTCGCGGGCATTGCGGGCAGCCGATTGCAATGTGTCGAACCATTCAGCATCCCCCCTCATCGACACGTTGATCTCCAAATCTGACGTTGTTCTCGACACCCCAACTCTGGATGAATTCCAGAAGTTCGATGAATTCGCGTTTCAGCAGCTTGCGTGAACTGTGGAAGTACGGAACGAAGGTGGTGTTATCGAGCGATGGAAGGAACTGCACGTCATAGCCGCTGGCGTGCATGAACAGGGCCTTCCATTGATCCGGGCTGTACTTGCGGCCGACGTGCTCCTTCTGCTCGCTGATGTCGTTGAGCATCGCCCACATCTTTGAATTCTGCTCGGTGGTGCGCAGCGCCTCCTCGCGTTCGGCCGCCACGATCAGCCTGTAGGTGTTTCCTGATGTGAAGGATTGCTTGGCCAGTTGCAAAGAGTTGCCCTTTGGGATCATGGCCCTGCCATTCCAGTCGAAATGGATCGGGGGAATGTTCATCGTCGCGCCAGAATTTCGAGAGTGTCTTCCACTTCCTGCAGAAACTTCCTCACCTCGGCCTCGATCTCGGCGATGCGTTTGTCGTCGCGTTCGACCCGCAGCATTGCCAGTGGCAAGCCTTCCCGATACAGGACGTAGTCGCACCACTGGCGGCCGCTGCAGGCCATCTGCCATTGCATCTGATCGGCGTACTTCTGCGGGATATCCTTGCCCAGCATGGCGTCGAGAAAGGCCGAAGCCTCCGGGCATTTGATCTCGATCAAGCCGTGCTCGCCGACCAACCCATCGGGGGATGCCGCCGCCCATTGGATGGTGGGGTGTGGAATGATGCCGACTTCCTCGACAGTGCAATTCTGGTCAAACTCGTACTCAATGCGGGCTTGGGCCTCGCGTTCGATCCCGGCCAGCATGGCGCCGGATTGATAGTTGTTCTCCTGGCTTTTGCCGCTGATGCGTTCGAGCACTTTCTCGGCTCTATAGTTGCGGCGGGTGATGGCCTCGCCTGATTTGATCGTGGCCATCACGTCGGAAATTCTGGACGCGGTGACGCGACCGAGGCGGAAGGCGTGCCATTCCGGGGTTCGCTGCAGCATTACAGTTTCTCTCGCGTGATGATGTCCTGCAGGAACCTCCGAGCATTTTCGAATTTCTCTGCCGGCAACAGTTCGATTTTCTCCGCCATGAACTTCTTGCAGAACAAATCCTCCGTGCGGCCACTGCGCTCGATCAGTTGTCGCAGTTCCGCGATCTGTTCGGCGTCAACAAAGAACGCGTCGGCGGCGTCGGTATCCTCCCCGTGGGAGACAAGATTGAGTAGCGCAATGGCGGCATAGCGCTGGGCGTAGGATTGAGTGGAACCGAATTGCTGCACAATATTTTTCGATCCGCTTTTGTCGAGCGGGAGGCGCTTGCTAGTGCGTTCCTCGTGACCGAGGCGGTGACGCAGAATGGCGATGATGGCCATCCCGGTTTCGGTTTCGTCAGTGATGGAAAAATTTAGCGCAAAGCCGTGCTTGGTCAACACCGGCTTTATGCGCTCGTTGATATCTTCCCAACGCGCGTATTTGTAATTGAATGCCTGTCCGAGCTTGGGAATGGCGGGTAGCTCGGCCTGCATCTTCACAAAATCCGCGGCCGCAGCGATGCGGGCCTCGTCGGCCTGCACCTCGCGCAAAAAGCGGTAGTATTCCTTGGCTTCTTCCAATGACACGCCGCCGCGAATGCGCTCGATGATGACGCTGACCAGCGTTGGTTCAGAGAATGTCTTGGGCAGTTGGCTGCTGAGCGGACTAAGCAATTGGCTTTCGATGGTCATGGTCATCACCTCAACTGCAGGCACGGGCGCCCGTTGAAAAACAGATCTCCGCGCTGAAAATTCAGCGTGAAGTTGCTGCCGCCCCAGATGGTCCCGCCGAGATCGTAGTTGACGGTGCCGGGCTGGTTGACGGTTTCGGTGACGCGGATGTCGTTGCATTGCCAGATGCGTTGCCACGGCCGGAAGCGGGGCGCCGGTGCATCGTCGTCGGCTGCCACGGCACGGGCGGCGAGCATGGTCAGCATCAGGGCGATTGCCAGCATGAGCGTGGCGGCGACGGTTACGGTGCGGGTCATGATGTCCTCGCGAATTCGCCGTGAAACTCCCGCGCTGCTTCGCAGTAGGCGGCGTGTGCTTCCTCTGTGATCATTGGGCCACCTCTGCGACGGCGGCTTCTTTCTTGGCGTTTTCCAATTGTACGCGAAGCGAGAGCACTCTCTCATAATCCCGAGGCATACCTAACCCGAAATCAGCAATGTACAGTTGCAGCTCGATCTGGCGAATGCGCTGGGCGTGTTGTTCGGGGGTCATGATACGGCCTCCCCCCTTGCGTCGGCTGCTTCGTAGCGTTGGAGCGCGGCGAAGGCTTCGGCCTTGATCTTGTGATACGAAAGGACCTCGTAACCATCCGCATACTCGGCGGTCACGACATAACGGAAGCCGCGAGCAATTGCGCGGGGGGCGGTTGAGCGGGACACGGTCAGGAAGTTGATCATCTGGTCACCTCGTTGTTGATGACCCACCCTGTCACAGTCTGTGACGGGTGTCAAGCGGTTTGACTAAAATCACCGCCCGTGATAGAAAGAAAAAATGAGCAGCAGAACCAACACCGACGCCATCCGGGCGATCGACGCCCTCGGCGGCCCCAAGGAGGTTGCCCGGCTGATGGATGTCAAACCCAACGCGGTCGCAAACTGGTACAAGCGCGGGTTGCCCCGCCACGCCCACGACGCACTGGGGCCGATGCTGGAGCAGGCGGGGTTCAAGTTCTCCCCCAAGCTGTTCAAGCAGCACGTGATCAAGCGGGGCAAGGCGTGACCCATGCCGCAACCCACGGACTGGACCGAGGCCAGGGTCAAAATCCTGCGGGCGCTGTGGGCTGACGGCTGGACCGGCGCCCAGATCGGCAAGAAGTTCGGCAAAAGTCGCAGCGCCATTCTCGGCAAAATTCACCGGCTAGGCCTGATGCGCAAAACCCGCCCCCCGCCGCCTCCCCAGCCCGCGACAACCGGCCCAGTTGTCGCAAAACCCATCACCAAGCCGAAGGCGCCGCCCAACACCATGGCGGTGACGCTGGCGCCGCGGATCGTACCGCGGCCGCGGGTGGTAACGTCGACCGCCCCGCCATTGGTGGGTATGCGGATGCTGCCGCTGCTGGAACTGGAGGCCAACTGGTGCCGGTGGCCGGACGACAACGGCGACTCGCGCACGCAGGGGTTAGGGATGCTGTTCTGCGGTGCTGATCGCCAGGGTACCGGGCCGTATTGCCCGCATCACGACCACCGATCCAGGAGCGGACCACGCTAGGGGAATGAATGTCCTTGACCTGTTTTCCGGCATCGACCGTCTTAGAGCCCTCGGCAACGCCGTCGTCCCGCAAATCCCGGAAATCATCGGACGCGCAATCATGAGCCAGGAGCACCCATGACCGACAACGGCAAGCAGCACACCATGCCCACCCCGCGGATGCCGAAGGCGGCCGAACTGCCGGTGGAGCTCGCGGCCGCAGTCGATACCGTGCTGGCGCAGGCCGATGCGCAGATCGCGCGGGTGGTCCGGCTGGGCGAGTATGCCAGGGATCATGGCGATTATATCGCTTCCAAATGCGCCGACTATGCCCAGCACTGCCGAGCCAGCGCCGATGCCTTTGCCGCCGAGCTCTTGGCCTCGGAGAGCCGCCGCCGGAGT